TGGACTTTAGAATACTCACCGCTTACCCATACAACTTTACCTGGGATTTTAATAGCATGCCATCCGTTTTCTGCTGTTGCAACCCATTCATACATAGCGTTTTTATTTACTTGTGAAACTCTAGAGAAATTCAGTCCATTTCCGGCTCGGAGGTTTACACGATCTGTTGTTATAATAACCCTCTTGACCAGGGTGTTTGATTCTTTTTTCACAGTGTTTGACTTGAGCTCAGATGAAACAAACATGTTATAAAACTTCTGGCCGTAATCTGCTCGTTTTTGCTTCATCGCTTCGCTCGTATTGGCAGGCTTTTCATACTTTGTCATAATAATATCAGATGGCTCTTTAATATTCGTTGCATTTATAATGGATTCGTAAACTGGTTTATAGCTGTCTTTCAATTCTTTCCACATATAATTCAATTGAATGTTTATATCTCCAACGGAAGAATTTAAAGATTTAGCATAAGCCAGTAGTCCTTCTTTACGTGTATAAAAACACCACTGGACTAATCCGAATGCATGTCCGTCTCTTGCGAAATTAATTGTTCCGCTATCAGCTTTTTGAATATAGTCTGGATCTTTGCTTCCTGTAACATTTTTAGGATTCAGAGAGCTTTCAGCCATTAAATTTCCCATTAAAGCAGCCGTCCCGTAAGCGTTGTGAGATTTTTCATAAATGAATTTCCAGATTTTTTCTTCGTTCACAATGATCACACTACTTCTTTATGTTCAACGTTAGTGTTTGAATCAACATAAAGCTTAACTGCTTTGTTTGTTTTAAACAGTTCTTTAAATTTGGCTAAAACATCATCTACAAGCTGACTAAAATATTCAAATGAAATAAACTTTACAAGATAAGGAAACTTTGCAACAAACATATCATACACATAACGAAGTTTTAATTGTCCGGTGCCGCTGCCAAGCTCCCTTTCAGCTTCGGTGACGGCGAATAAAAGCCATTCTTTAATTTTAGCAATTTGCTCTGCACGAGGAAACTTTAAAAACTTAACAACCAAGTAGATTAAAACAACGACAGCTGCAATTGCAGCAAGAACGATATACCAATTATTAGCTAAAAACTCCATATAATCATCTCCTTAATATTTTCCTTTTCCGTCACCAACGACATCCAAGAATTTTGCCATCATATACCAGCCTTTACGACTGAAAGCATTTATTTGCGCCCACTGTTCTCCGGGTGAAATAATTTCAACGCGTGTTCCTACGGGAAGTTTTACCCACGTTGCGCAAGATGTAGACGGATACTGCCGCATCTTTACAGGAAAACCGTTATCTGCAACAACAACCGCAATAGATCCTGTTGAAGGAACAGGAGTTGGTTCTGGTTCTGGAGCAACGTTGTTTAGAATTTTAGATATTCCATAATAAGACCATTTACCTAAATTCGTATCAACCTTTACAGTTGGACTTGTCATGTGAGTAATACGTAAAGGATTAACCTGAGTAACAACACCGACATGATAATAATCTTTTAAATCGCCGTTATAATATTGTCCGCCTTTTTTGTATCTTGCAGGTAATTTGTTTCTGGGATCTCCAGGTTCGTAAGCTTTAAAAACAATATCTCCAAGCTGGAGATCGTTAGCGTTTGAAATCTTTTTAAGTTCTACAATTTCTTTACGCGCAGCCCAGTTTGAACCATGAATACCGGTCCATTTGAGACCCATTCGACGAATGGCTCCAATAATTAATCCGATACAATCGCATGTACCGTCGCTTCCATCTCCAGGTTGCTTATAGGCAGGTTTACTGTTGGCAATAGTTTTAATTTTTTTTAGGAAACTTTCTACTACTTCGTTGTATGTCATCCGTTACTCTCTCCTTCCTCTTCTGTAGACTCGTCGTCTTCTGAAGATTCATCATTTGTATTGGTTCCGCTCTTCAATGAAATACTTAATTTAGATTTATCGAGAATTGTTAGCAGCATCTTTTCAGTAAGACTGTTTTTTGTATAAAATCCGGCATCAAATATCCGAATAACAGAAACGATAATAGCTAAATACACACAAGCAACTGCTGTATCAGGCCGCAAGTAAATTAAAACAAGCAGAGCAATAAGATAAAAGATAAGAAACCATGCACTACTTCTGGCAAGCCATTTGCTGAATTGGCGTCGTGGATCCATTTTGTTTTTTGCGCCCATGATAAACACCTCATTCCAAAAACCCGCCGTTGTCATTAGTCGCATCATATACTCGTTTTATATACTCGAAGTCGTGTTTGTAGACATCGTTCTCCCAGCCGTATTTTTCAACTAACCTTTCATATATTTTGTTTTCCTTAAAAAGGTTTGCAAAATCCTCATGTGAATGTGATTCATCTTTACGGCATTGACGGGCAAAATTAAGAACGTGATTCTTGATTCTTGCCGCTGCAAGCTCGTCAAGACGTTCGTCTGTTTGATCCTGTCGGATATCTAAAGAATCAAATCTGCCGTCAAGTTCATTTAAACGACTTTCAAAAGAATCGAACCTGTCTTTTAGAAGTTCGTAGTTTTTATTTGTTTCTGATTGTATTTCTGTCAATTTATCATCAAGGTCAGATTTCATACTTGCAACAATACTTTTAAAAGAATGGGTTCGTTGTTCGTCTATTTTTCGAAACGGCCATGAAATACATTTCCATAGCCATCTCAAAGGATAGATTTTTATTTTTGAAACCTCAAAAAATATCAGAAAAATAAATACACCAATAGCAATTGAAATAGGAACATTATTTTCTATCCAATCTGTTATTGGCTTCGTAAAACTTTCCATAAAAAACACCTCGCTCAAAAAGAAAAGAGCGAGACTGTAAAATCGAAACAATTATCTCTAATAGTTTCGCTCTTTTTATTAGTTATTCAAATAAAGAATCGATTTGCGCGTTTGTAATTGCGCTGTAAGTGGTATCCTGACCAGGAATACCGAGATCGGTAATATCTTCTTTTGTTGCTAATAACGCATTTGTGATATGCCCTTCGGCATTGGTTGTAATTTTGTATAAACCTTGGTTATAAGCCGTACCTTTTGCTAACGCATGAGAATATGCTATATCTCCGTAATCGCCGCGAAAAGCCGTATGCTCTGTTGTGCCGAGAGCTAAAGACTGACTTATTTCAACATAGATCGATCCGCTCCAACGGTATGTTTTATTGTCTGCCAAATTGACATAGATTTTATCTGTTTCGCCCGTAAGCGGAAAGCCGTCTCTTGTAGAAAATTCAAGCACATCATCAACATAAGAAGGAAGCTGGGAAGAAGGAACTTTTCCGTTTTCGTCAAGCTCTGCAAGACCGTTATTAGCACCTTTTAAATTTGTATTAAGTTTCCCGCTGATATCCTGATGCTGAGTAATAACAGTACCAAGATTAACAATACCGGAAGTTCCAACAGTTTGGTCATTCATAATAATGCCGGTTATTGTACCAGTATTGTTAGTGGCTCCTTCAGCAATTCCATCGAGTTTTATTTTATCTGCTGCGCTCATCAACCCTGTTGCAGACTCCGTTGCTTCTAAAGGAAAATCAGATACTTGAGATTTGGTAATGCGAATGTCATTAAAAACCGCAGTAACATTTGCCCCGGACTGGGAAAAGGATGTTAATGTTTTTCCAACGCCTGGGGTTCCTGTAATATCTCCGTTCTTTGACGAAAATGCATTAGCAATGGATTGCATCGTAGCAATTTTATTTGTTGGTGGATTATAATTACTATCAAACTCGTAAGTTGTTTCTGGCGGAAGCTGTGAAGACGGCACTTTCCCGGTTGAATCAAGTGACGCAACTCCATTTGCCGTTCCAACAGAAGTGTTATCCACTTTTTCATCTAGAGCATCCTGAACGCCTTCGATAACAGCTTCTATAACATCGTTTGTAGGATAGTTATTCAGCTTTCTGGAGAAATAAGTCAGCCCTTCGGCATCCAGAAATTTCTTTTGATTCGTTGCCGCGTATGTATTCGGCATTCTACATTTCTCCTTTCTTTAAGGATGCGCGAGCTGTTAACTCGCTACCTATTGTAGTGCTTTATACGTTTGCGGCTGCAATAGCAGCGTCAATTTCACTGTTTGTCAGACCGATGATTGCGGCGTATGCGTCAGAAGCATATTGTTTCACTCCGTGAACAGTTACCATAGACGCAGTATCTGTATTTGTACCGAGAACAGCATCTGCAGATCCGGCAGCATCAAATGCAGTTGAAGCTAAATAAGCAGCAGATCCAAGTCCGTGAACAGATACTTCTGTTCCATCTACGTCGATAGTCCCGTTGGTTGCGCCTTCAGAAATGGATTGAACAGCAGTTGAACCAGCGGCAAGCTGAGCGCGAATAGCCGGAGCAAGCTTAGCGGCCGTGATTGTATCGTCCGTAATAGTTGCAGTTACACGATGCTGGCCGTCGATATTGATAACCACCATATCTCCAGATTCTGATCCGGAGGTTACGTATTCAATCAAACCGGCGACATCAATATAGAGCTTGTCTTCTGAGTCGTTTGCCAGTGTGAGTTCAATGAAAGTTCCAGCATAAGGCCATGGATCATCAGGACCAGGAGCTTGTTTTGTTACAACAGCACCGGATTCAACTACCATATCCTTTGGGATATTAATAGCCGCTCCAACGTTTTGCGGGGTTCCGGAGCCGTTTGGAGTAACCTGGAGATGATAGACAGCAGCATAATCTCCAGATGCTGCATCTTTTACAATACTGTATGTATCTTGATTTGCAACTGGAGATACATACAAACCTTTGTTAGATCCGGTTGTAATCAACTGAAGTCTGTTGTCAGCTTCTGCGCTGATGTTAACACTGATTTCACGATTATTACTTACAGAAATAGAATCGTTTGCGTTGGTTACACTGTCAAGCTTGGAGTCATAGCGTTCAATGATTTTTTCCCATAAGTGTCCAACGCCCGTGGAATTAAGAAATTTTTTAGTTGCAATGGGTTCGTATGCCACAATGAACACTCCTTTATACATTTATTTAAGGAGGCGGAGATGTTCTCCCCGCCTCCTTCTTTTACATATTGAGCCTTTGGTTAAGAAGTTCGATTTGCATTTGTTGTTCTGCGATAATTTTGCGCATATCCGCAATTGACATAGGTTTATCTTCGTGTTCTTCGGCTTCGTGAACTTCGAATATTTCGTTAGGAGCTTCCTCTATTGTGATTTCTTCTCCTTCCGAAAGCAGTTCACGAAGATCGTCGAATTCGCTCTCTGTGATTGCTGATATGTCGGCAAAACTATATCCAGACGCCTCTTTAGGATACGATTTCATCCATGTGTCACGATAAATATGTTGTTCATCAAGCGACTGTAAGAATTGTCCTTCGTCTACTGAACATACATTGTATTTATGTCTCTTTGTATTCCATTTGAGAAATACGCAGCCAACATCAATTACCTTATCGTTTTTAATTACTTTAAAATAAGTCATGTTGTTTCACGCTCCTTAAAGTGAGAACATAAGCACAATGCCGCGTCTCTGGAATTCTTGGTAATAGATATAAGTAGACCTTGGTTCGCCTGTCGGCCAAACAGAATACTGGTAAGAAACAGAACTCTGCGTAGCGTTGTTTGATCTGGTCCAATATGTAACAGACCTAATCCAAACACCACCTTGAGATCCTGCTGCAGCAATATTGTTTGCCGTATCTTCAATGTCGCGGCCGCCAATATATCCATGTTTTGAAGCAGTGTCTGCGCTGATGTAGACATATGACTTACCGCCGCCATTAAGCGGAATCCATACGTCACCTTCTTTGATTGTGTATGTTTCAGTATACAGCGTTGGATCATGTTCAACATCCGTAATGACTTGTGCATTTTCAGGAATTGTAATACCCATAAATTTAACACGATCTTTGTTGCTGACAAACCAACTTATCTGAGAGCTTTCTGAACTGATAAGACTTTGTGTTGATGCAGTCATATCGGCATAAGAAGGAACATAAATTTTATCCGTAGTATATTCAAGGTTGTTATAATTTCCTGCACCGCCTTTTGTGACAATGCTTACAGGTTTAATAATAGATTGCCAGCTGTAGGGGAGAGCGTTAAAGCATCGAGTGGAAACAAATGAACGCAGCACCGAATTGCGCCATCCGCCGGTTGTATCGTTCTGGGAGCTCGGATACATCTCGTAGAATTGAGAAAGCGGAGCGTTCGCAATAAAGGAAGCGCTGTCCATTAAGCCCGTTCCATCGTCTTTGTTATAAAGATGGTTTCCGCGATAGTGCATTCTCCATACCTCATGC